CAAATACTTTTCCTGCGATAACAAGGCTTCCCGTTTGAGACAAGCCTACAGGATGATATTCATTATTAATCGTTACGTTGTGGGGTGGATAAGGCCGTATTTGCCTCCCAACAAAGCTTGTATTAAATTCAGCCGCATTGGCTATTTCAAGTTTTCCAATATCAGTCCGCGTTAAAAATCTAACATAGACATCAGCGCCCGTTCCAGCAACAGGATTCGATAAATACTCAGTTCGGCTAATAACCCGATTATTCTCTGCGAAATAAATACGATCCCCTAACGCATGAGCTTGCGGAACTGTATCAAGTATCCCGCGTTTAATAACCATTTGAAGCGTTGATATATCAATTGAAACAACTTCTATCACTTCATCATTAATAAAGGCATAAGTTCCTGATTTTACATTTTGCACAAACCCGACAAGTGATGCAATAATAACCGTTTCTGTTAGATCACTAGTTGTTGGTTTACCTAAAGCCGCATCTAAAATAGCCGTTGGAGTATAGGCTCCTGTTGTATCTTTTTTATAATTTACCTCTATTGGCGTTTCAGATGTCCACATTTCATGACCAGATGACGCACTTTGATTATTAACCGGCAAAGCTATTAAATAAGCTGATAGATGGTCAACTCGCGCCCTCTGTTCCGCCGTAAATCGCTCAACAATATCAAAGTAAGGCAACTCATACAATCCGGCTGTTACTAACGTCTGCGGAGCCTTAACAGGATCAGTCCATGCTGTTTGTTGAACAGACAAATAAGAACTTGTTGGTAATGAAAAAATATCCTCTGTACATTCAAGCGTGATTGTTCCTCTTGTTAATGTTCCGTAATCAATACTTAAAACACGCAAAACCATATTTGAAATACCATATTTATCCCAACTGAACGTTGATATATCACCTGGGTTTATATTCCATGCATCACGATTAACCCTAAGTTGCAACTTAGCTAAAGGCGTTGAATATTGTTTTAATTCTCTTAGCGCAATTTTTGAAGCATTATCACCATTATCAATACCAATAAAGCTAACAGTTTGAGAAACGATACCACCTTGCGCTTGAATAGATGCTAAATCATGAACGGTTATAGATGAATCCTTTAATGATCCTTGTGGCCTATATTTTAAAGTGACTTCATTTATCATCTCAGCAAAGCTAGGCCGCTCATAACTTGCTAATTCAATGGTATTTGACTCATTAAAATGAATAGCTGTAGATAGCTCACCTGCGGTCGGTTGACGAATTAATTTTAATACAAATGTGCCAAATGTTTTATTGACATAAAGTACACCACCAATATGCGTTAATATACTTTGAATAAACTTCTCAATAGGCATTTGTTTATCTTGTTTTAATGACAAACCTAAACCTTCTGAGAATAAAATATCTGCGGCGGCTGTAAAAGAGCCATTATTAATTAAACCAACAGACAATCCCAAACCAGCATCATGGCTTGTTAAAGCATGGCGAATAATATGAGCGCCATTTGCGCCGCCATTTATTAAACTTGTTGCCGCATACCAATCTTTTCCTGTTGCATTTCGAACTTTAATCGCCCATGGTTTAGGGTAGCGATTCATCGCTATTAAATACATTTGCTTTAACACTAGACACATAACGCCACGATAAGCAGGCGTATTAGGGCCTTGATGTGCCGCTAAATAACCATTTTGCCCTTGTGTCGGCGCTCCAAATTCAACATCCAAATCCCCTTGAATACCGCCCTCTTTTTTTTCACCACCAAATAATTCAGGTTGGTTTATATTAATTGTTGTATTGCTCGATACAACTCCTGACCATGCCGACCGCTCACCAACAATTATCTCTAACAGCTCAAGTCCTTCGCTTTCAAGACATATTGCAAGATGCATTCCCATATAATACTTATAACCGATAATGACCGGCTCTGTTTCCTTACCCATTTCGAGCCATTTCCACTATTTTTTTTGCTGTTTCATCACCTGTTTCTAATAGCTTTTCTTCATCAATGCCATTAGTTATAAAATCACCTAAATCAAGCTTATATTTTCGTGCAAAGTAACGCATTCCCCACGAACAGTATTGAATTTTCTTAGCGTGATGAAGATAAATTTTCATTTACCCTCACCTTCAGTATAAACAGGCTCATAGGCAATATCACCATACCAAACAACATTTGAACTTTTCACGGTATAAGTCCCATGAACATCAGGTATAGGAATACCCTGTTTTGCTGTAGGAATATCAAGTTCTTCAAACTCAGGCGGTGTTTGCTGCGCAGGCTTTGGTCTTAATACTAACGCCAATATAACAGCAACAACGGCAATAACTAAAGAAACCCAAGACATATTATCTCCTCATTATTAAAAGCAATAACATAATAACGACTATCATTACTAGCCACATCAAAAGACTGGCGACCCACTAAATGGATTTTTCTCAGGTAAACTTGGAAACCCACCATAATTAATATTGTTAGAAAATTTACTTGCACATGTTGTTAAGGAATGATCGCATCCTGGATATACATCAATATTATTTAATGCTGTAATACCAGGAAATGGCAAATTGAGCACTAAAGTATCTCCTGTATGAGTTAAAATAAAACGTTTATTTTTAACATTATTTATTTCCCACGTCACATATCCTCCCGTAAAATAATTATTGGGTTGCGTTGCAAACGTTGCTGATTTTATTGTTGTACCATTAACAGATGAAAGATTTGCTGTTACTTTAAATGATGTTTCATCAACGGTGCATAATGGCCCATAAAGTAAATGTGGACAAGCTACTTGATATAGCCGCCGTAATGTGGGTCGTTTTAAGGATGTAAATATCGGTTCACATTGTATCTCAACGTTATCACCTGTAAATTTTACATTAATAACGCGGCCAATCCAAAATATTATAGTTTCTTTAATATCATCTGTCTCATGATATCGAAGGATATTGATATCGATAACATCAGTGGGTGGAGTGCCTATATATTGTTGAACAAAGGGTAAACTAATTTCAGAATCAAATTGAACTGGATTTTTACCTATATCTTGATTTTGTTCAATTTTTGCCCGCTTTATATTATAATCTTCATAAATCTGACCTGTAATAAGTTGATCATCTTGCGCTGTGGTATAACGAAAAATTTCTGTTCCTCTAATAAAAACATAAAGCTCTACAGGCTGAGCCTCATAACTTGATTTTTCAATAACATCATAACTCATGAATCAAACTCCGTTATAGGAAGCGTTACTTCTGCAATACAATTTTGTAAGTGACGTATTTCTATACGATCAGCTGCAAGACGTTTTAGGCCCATATAAGAAATTAATATAATATCTTCTCGATCTACATTTAATGAAGTATCTAAAGCTATTTCATTATCACCTTGCGCATTAAGTCCTTGTCCTATAATCGTTCTAAATAACCAGCCTGACTTGGTATTAATCGCCAAATGAGTTCGCTTTATACCTAATTGATGTTGCTCATCATTTCTTGCGACAAGCGGCGTTGTAATAGAACCTGACGTTTGAACAAGACGGACATTATTTTCATGTGTCGGCATGTAAAAAGGTATGGCGCGTCCAGCACGGCGATGAAGCCAACGTCTAAATGTCCAGATTTCCGCAGCGCCTTCTAAAATTAATTTAAATTCTCTGTTAATGCGAGGTTTTACCCAAGGTGTAAAAAAAGTTGGTGTTCCTGTTTGGTAATCATGAACAATCATGCGTTGTTGATAACTGTCTGAATAAGGTAGAAGTGGAGTGTTATCAACATCAACATCTTCACCTAAAAACTGAATCGGTGTTAATGTAGTCAATTCTATATTGCTAATAACTTCAAACGAGGCTTCAATACTTCCTGAATGACCATCACCTGTACGTTTTGGGTCAGTTGTCATTCTTGCAAACCTAACTGGCATAACAATTCCTAATGGATAATTATCATTAATGCCTCGGGTAAGATTTATCTGAGTTGATGTGAATGTATCAATCTTAAAAACATCAAACTCTCGTTCATTTTTCCATATTATTGCATTCTCACCGACTCTAAAATCTGCATTCTCCGTATTGACTTGAATGTTAGTTGCACCAGAAACAACAGGACTATCAACTTGTCTTGCTTCAGACCAAACAGGAATACCCCATTTATTAGCACGCCATCCATACAAATGATTCTCTATACGATTAATTTCATTTACACTGGCAAATGCATTGATTGAAAATTTTTGCCTTGGAGCTTTACGCAAACGTATTCTTTGTTCAGTGCCATCTCTTGACTCTAGTATATCTGTTAACCATGATAGCGTTTCTGTTGAACTTGAACTAAACCAATAAGGCAATACAACCAAACGGCTGCCTGTAACAGTAATTGATCTATCTTCTGTTGGTAAGGCAAAATCAAAAATAAATTGTGCATTTATTTCGCCTGTCCCTTCCTCACTAATACTTAATGTATAAGGTTGCTCTAATAAAGGCGTGTAAGTTGTTGGTAAATTAGGGCCTGTGATAATAAGGCCATTGGTATTCGATTCTAATATCGTATCAAGCGTAACCGATGTAAAATACGCATTCCAAACATTGACAACATAAGTTTGACCAGAAACTAAAATACCAACATCAATAACCGAAGGCGTAATTAGAATTCGATTATAAAATATGTCTGTGTAAGCACAAGAATGATAGCCAATATGATTTAACTGTGGCTGTAATGCTATGGGTGTATTGTTTGCCGCAACATCAACCAATGTTTGTTTATTAATATCCCAACCATTAGCAATTGGAACACCTTCATTTAATGCAACACCTACACTTTCACCAAGCCATGCGGGTCTTGTTGTATCTATTCCATATTCTGAAGAAGGCGGTAAATACCCAGCAAAATCAACCATCACACTGTTGTATCATATGCCAACCCTAGATTTGCTGTAACCGTAGCAACGGTAGCATCACCAATTTTTTGCGCTAACGGAAAAACCTGCCAATTATTATCAATAACAGCTTCAGGGTCTAATTCCTTTATATTAACCAATCTAACACCACCAACACAACCTGCCGGATGATATTGTAATGTTGTTGTTGTCGTATCACGCAACAAAAAACGAATAGGAATTAACATCGCCCTTAAATTAAAAGCACTAGGAGAATTTACAAATAATGAACCTACTATACCTGAACCTGCCCCTGGTCCTAAATTAGCATCATTATAATGAACAATGCCTTTACTATTTTGAAAAAACCCACTCGCTAATGTGTTCGTAGCTGTACCCATAGGTGCAAAATCATCTTCATCATTGCCACCTTGCGCATATCTTACATAACCCGTATTTGTACCATTATTTGATTCTGCAAAAGGCATATGATTAGATAAGCTTTGAAGATATGGAAAAGGAGTTGTACCTGATTTAGCAAAAAAGTAGGTTGAAGTAATATATTCCCCCCCCGTATAAGCACCATATTTCTCTAATTGACCAAAAGACAAATGACTAAACACGTTAGGGAATATTTCTAAAACAGCGTGACAAGCAACACCATCAGTAAAAAACCAATGTGGCGATGAAAAGGTTAATCCAGCACCAAACACCCCCATTTGGGTTAATCCCTGTTGACCCACAGGGTTAGAGACTGTCCATGCTGTCGCCGCAACTGGCGCAGCATAACACATGCGCATTTCCATGCGTTGGACTGAATTTGTAATAAACTCAGAAGCTTGTGCTGTTACAAAAACAAATGTAACTCCACTTTTTGTCACGCTATGCGCATCAACATCACCACCGCCAGCCGTCATTGCCACTGTGCCTGCATCCGTAAATCCTGTATTAGCTACAGCGAAAGCTAAAAAAGAATCTGAAAAGTTTTTTAAACTTGTGGATGTACCTGTTGCTGTTGCCATTATTGAAGCCTTATACAAGCAAAATCTGAAACACCAGGACGACTTGGTGACTCAATAACCAAATAAACAACACCACCTATCGTCACCGTGTTTTCTGATGCATTAGCAAAACCACTACATGAAAAAACGCCTTCTAATTCACCATAAACATTACCTGCATTAGCTTTATTTGAAATAATCACCTCAAAAAGCGTATAAGACCCGTCTATATTATTTATAATCTGATCATTTTCAGTTTCACGATAAGGCCAAATATGACCATCAATAATAATTCCTCTATTTTTTGTAGACCCTGAAGCGGTATAATTCCCAACATCAATCCATGAACCATCAACATGTCGTATATAAGCAGCATTTGGCCCTGGCGGGTCCCAAAACCCGCCCATTGCATAACTAGATTCTGAAAATCGTTGAGTTGTAAGTGGTGTTGTTGCGCCAATATAAATAGGATATGGGAATTCACTCGGTGTTGCATAAGGCAATCCAAAACCTCCATACATAGACACAAAAACAGTTGAAACTTTGGCTATAACTATAAACCGTCTATTATTTGCAATAAACCAATAATCAATATTACTTTGAAATAGCGGCATTGTGGGCCTGGCTGTCGCTGTTATTTTAGGGCTTGTTTGTGGTTGCGTATCAAATGATTCATTAGTATCAAAATCAATCGCACCACTTATTTCCCAATTATAATAATCTGTTGGCACATCTTCAAAAACTTTAATATTAATATGCGCATTAATTGTCGTTGTTCCTGTGACTATATCTGGCCCTTTAAAATAAATAAACCGATCATCACCTATAACCTCATCTTTTTCCACAGTCCATGATTGTGTAATAAGATAGGCTTTAAGCGCATCGGCTAATGCATCATGACCTGTTGCTGTTCCTGATGTAAATGCCATTAACCTATTGCCGCTTTAACTGAATTAGCATTACGTTGTATAAAATTAATATACGTTTTTTCACCACCTGGACTGGATAAATAATCCTCAACCATATTTGGATCGACAACATTTAAAATATTAACACCGTTACTTTCTGCTTGTGACGATGAACTGCTTGCTTTTTGTTGCTGTGGCGTTTCAATACTCACCCGCTCTCCTGGTGTTGCCATAAATGAAACATGCTGCGTGTCTGGCCCGCCTGAACCACCTACTTTAAATGCACCGCCTGATTGGAACCCCCCTTCAAACTGAGTGCCTTGTATGGTTGATATTATCTTTGATGTTTGACCAACCACAATCGCTGCCTGAGTTAAACCTTGCGCTATAGTTGTTGCATTAAATGCATTTGCAATAGCTGCCTGTATTTTCACTGTCGCATCAGCAATAGCAAACGCTTTTGATATTCCGAATAATACCTTATAAGCACCTGATTGTTTACCTACAAAGCCTTCAGTTATCCCTGCTAATGATTCAAATGTACCTTGTGCCGAATTTAAAGCAAAAGATGCTTGGCTTCGTTGAATTTCTGCAATAGATTCCGCGTGATTTCGCTCTAATTCAAGTGATAATGCAAAACCTTCCTCCTTCATAAGAAGTCCAGCCTCAATAGATTGCTGAACAATTAATTGTCTTTCTTGAAGTTGATCAGCTAACCGTCTTGTCTCTTCTTCTTCGGGATTTATACTGCCTTGAACATCGGTTAATGCTCTTGATAACTGAGTATCCTGTAATGCAACATTAGCCTCTATTTGACTTATTTTGTTATCTTTAAGAAGTTGATTAATGGCTGATAGCGTTTCCATATATTCTTCTTGAGGCGCTTTTAAAAATCCATAAATATCAGCTTGATTTTCTAATGCCTGGATGTTCTCTAATAAAACTGTGACTTGTTCTCTTTCTGAAGCAATACCACCCACATTAACATTTGATAATTCTCTTTTTAATTCTGACTCAATATTAATCAAACCATTTGCTATTTCACGTTGAGCATTCGTTTTTCCTAATAACTCTGCTTCTATTTGATAATCATTTTCAAGCTCTTTCAATAGTTTTGCAAACGAAGAATTTAAGTTGGTTTCTTGATTCGTGGCTAATTCTGGAGTCGGTAATGTTTCGATTGATCCGCCACCCGTCGATTTATTTTTTTCATCATTGGCTATTCTATTTCTTGCTATATCTTCAGCGCCAAGCACGACAGATTCTAACGCACCACGAAAAACATTAAAATCAAATGCATCAAGATAGCCATCAGTCATAGCTTCGCTTAACTTTGCGCCAGCTCCTTCATATATATTCTCAATATCTGAAAAGGATACTGGATCTATCTGTGGTATTTGAAACAAAGAAAATTCATTATTAAAAGAAGTTATTTTATTTATTAATGTAACCAATAAGTTAAGCCTTTTTTCTATTAAGTTTTGTATGCCATTGAACATATCAATAAATTTTTCCCTAATAACTATGGGAAGTTGATCAAATATCAAAACAACAGCATTAAACCATCCTAAAAAAACACCTACAAATCTATCTGTCATTAACGCAAGTGCTTTAATTAAGCCTAATAAACTTAAATCTATATCACTAAATGATTCAACCGCTGAAGAACTAACAATTTCGAAACCTTTCTTCCCGTCACTGCCTACTGTGGAGAACACCTCGCCTGATAAAGCTTTTATTGTTTCAAATACACCACTAGTTATATCTTCTAATTCAACCAACGATCTTTTAATAAACGTAAAAGCGGATATAGCTAAATCCTCTAAAGTTGCTAAACTACCCCCCCCTAAATTAATCATATCTGAAAATACAATTAACTCACTTACAACTAGTGTTATTGCAAATGCTAACGCTCCAAAAGGATTATTACGAATAGCTAAATTAAGTGATTTTACAGCTGCAACAGCCAGCAATATACCTTTCTTTACTAAATTAACAGAGATAACTATTCCTGCTACAGTTGCTAAACGTATAACTTCATCCAAGTTAGTTGCTAGATTTCTTAACGCACTAGTCATTCCACGCACAAAAACAGTTAATCCGGATTGAGCGCCTAATTCACCAAACTGCAAAACAACGTTTTGAAGAGATGATTTTAACGCTAACAATGCACCATTAAGATTTTGATCCATTGTTTCGGCTATTTTCTTTGCTGTTCCTTCTGCATTTAATAATTCTGAATTTAATTCAACAATATCAGGAATTGCTTGCTGTAAAACTTCAAATGCAGGGCCACCACGATCACCAAACAGCTCCAAAGCCTGACCTGTATCGATACCTGCTGATTTTAATCGTCTTAAGGCTGAAGTAAGCCCAACTTGGCTTATTGCAACTTCTTCAGTACTTACGCCTAATGAATTTAATATTTTTACTGACCCTTTGCTTGGAGATTCTAATTCTGATAAAACACGCCTTAAACCTGTACCGGCTAATGATGCTTGTAAACCAGCATTTGATAATGATCCAATTGCCGCACTAGCCTCCTCAACAGAAACACCTAGACCTGCCGCAACAGGAGCCACAAATTGCATGGCTATTCCCATCTGTTGAATATTTGTATTTGAACTATTCGCTGTTAAAGCTAAAACATCAACAACCTTATCAAGATCACTTACTTCTAACCTAAACCCTTGAAGAACATTTGATGAAATGTCCGCAGCACGGCCTAACTCTAAAGCGCCAGCTTGTGCTAATAATAAAGTACTTCCAACACCCTCTAATACTTGACTCGCATCAAACCCAGCGCGAGCAAGAAATAACATCGCATCACCAGCCTGTGTTGCACTAAAACGAGTTGATGCGCCTAACTTTAAAGCTTCCTCTCTTAATGATTTGAATTGCTGTTCAGTAGCTCCACTAATAGCCTTAACAGTAGACATTGATTGTGAAAAGTCAGCCAACAACCTTATAGAGCCGGTTAATATAGCCGCGCCACCAGCAAAAGCGAATGCTCTGCCGATACTTTTACGTAAACTATTTGCACTATCCTCCGTTTTTTTAAGCTCACTTCGTACTTTCCGTGTGCCTCGCTCCGCACCTGAAGGATTAACAATAACATTGATATTATAATTCGCCATCGTTTTTGCGTGCTTTTTGTTGTTTTATTTGATAGTTAAGATAGCCTGAATCCATTTCTCTAATTATTTGAATAAATGGATCAATCAAATCACAGTCTAATCCATTGTATTGTGCATAAAGTAATATCTTATCCCAAGGAATTGGCCCTAAAGCCATGCCTACCTCACGGCATGTAGATAAATTATAAAAAGCATTTATAAAAAATTCATCACCTGGATAAATAATAGGTTCATTTAATGCCCATTCTGGTATTGGCCTACCTTTTTCGATTGCGGCTTCTAGGGAATATGCTTTTTCATTATTTTCAAGCTCCCAAACAAGCCGCTCTTTTAGTTTTTTGCGATACCCTCTGTGTCTATTTGATCGGCAATAAAATTTTGAATATCTGACGCATAATTTCTTATCTCCTCAAATATCCAAGGAGGCAATGCTGTTAAAAAATCAAAAACATTTTCTTCAGTAAAAGGAACGGCTTTTCCATTAACATCAACAATACCTTCCCATCCTTTAATGATATGTTTAGAATAAAGTAATCTATCTTCGTCTCTATTTTCCTTTATCATCGCCGCACTTAATTTTGATGATTGGATAGCTTTAACTCGACTCCTGGATTTTTTTAACAATGCGTTAAAATAAGGTTTATTCTTCTCTGCTGCTGGAAGCAACTTTAATACAGCATCACCTTCAATTTGATCAATATGATAATCTATGGTTTCATTGCTAACATCTAACTTTTTTAATTGAGAAAAATCCGCCATTTATACTACCGGTATATAAGGAAACATCGTTAAACCAAGTGATATATCTAAAACAGAATCAGCATAAGCTTCACCTGTAATATTAACTGTGACACTTTGATTAATTGGATAACTACGGTTACCGCCACCCATTGTCATTGAAGGGATATGAAACATATATGCGCCATCCTCATTTCTCGCACCGAATGTCATAGCAACTGTTTCATTTCCTCTTATAGCCGCCGGAACGGCTGCGTCAGTAAATAACAATTCCCCTTCACCATCGATTTCAAAATTACCATAGTTCATAAACCGCGCACCTAAATTACAAAGCACTTTTTCAGGCGAAACATTATTGTTAATTTTTAATGTCAGAGATTTAAAGTCAGTTGTAATCCCTGTTTCATCAACCTTTGTAATTCGCATTCGTATACAATCGCTGGTCGTACTAAACGCTTCAGTCATTAAAGGCAATAAAGGCGCACTTGCACCTGCTTTCCTAGTTGAAGTGGGATTATCTGTGTCTGTACCAATAAATCCAAAAGATAATGTCACTTTATCTGATAAAACCATTGCAATATCTAATGTACCAGCATAATTACCCTTAGAATATTCATACATATCACCTGACGGATTATTATCAAGATTCGGTAAACCAATTTCAAATTGGACACTTCTTTCTAAAAATAAAGGATCATCGGTTTTAACATTTCTTGAATAGGTGCCGACAAAAAATTCAACCTCTTGTGCCGCCGCTACCTCTACTACCCACAAATCCTTTGTTTCATCAATAACAATATTAGCGCCGCCACTATCTACACTCACTATTTTTGCATAACCAATATTTGTCGCTGTTGTAAATTTATTAAGTGCAGCGCTGCCCTCGGCAAAACAAATAAATTGACCAGGCACTAAATTCAACGCTGTTGAATTAAATATATTAGCCGCACTTGTGATAGTTACTTGCGTTCCTTCTGATGTCGCTGTCACCGCAGATACAGCTAAATCGCCAGCAGCACTTCGAAAACCAGCGACCTCTACGCTGGCATTGCCAACGGGTGTTTCGACCGTCATACCTCCGCCTTTAACCACTATATCCGTGGAGGTTGAGCCAACATCAACGACTTTTAATCCATTATTAGTTGCACCAACAAAACCTCTTGAATAAATTAACGTATTTTCATCAAGAACAACAGACAAGTCATTTACAGTATAACTATCGGCATCTGTCGCTGTTGGTTGAAACTGAATAGCGCCGTCAAATGTAGAGAAGAAATAGGCTTCAGCAAAATAACGAAGATGTGAGAAAATAAGATCAGCGCCATAGTTTGCTTGACTATCAAGGTCAGAAATAGCGCCTTTTCTGCGTTGACGTGTATTTGATATTGGATTTCGTGGTATTTTTGTTATCGTTGCGCCAATATCACCATATTCATTAGGTTCTAAAGCATACCACTCCGGTGTTCCTGCTGGTGCTCCCGTTTCTCCAACTAAAAGACCAACGGCACCACCGGCCAGTTCTGTTGATTCAACGGCATATTGTAAAGAAACATTATTTGTTAATACGCGGCCCATTACATACTCCTACTTTATTTCGTCATAAAAAAATGATATTTCGACAAGAGCCATGTACCATTTCCCGTCTGTTCCTATTTCATTGATATTTGAATTATAAATATAAACCCCCGTAAACGTGTTACCTTCAAATATGTCCTGAATTTTTGTTGTTAACTCATCTGATTTACTTACGCCTGTATTTGCTAATGTAAATACTTGCGCCTTAATAGAGGCGCTTCGATTATATTTTCGATTACCAATAACACCTTGTGTTTCTTGCTGTCCTAACTCGTTTAAAACAGTTAACCGAACCCACGGTAAATTTTCTGGCTCATTAAATTGCTCATTAGCAAAAGTAAATGGACTAGTTGTTCCCCATAAAGTAACAAATTTATCATAAATGACTTTCCGTGATTCATTAATCGTTGTCACAGAGCACTAGCAATCGCTTTATTAATAGAACGCAAGACAAAACCTGCGGGTTCTTGTTTTGAATGTCCAGCATCTAATGCAGCAATATAGTCAGTATTGTTCGTAATATAAACCTTTCCTTTATTAAGCTTATAACCTGTTAATACACTTAACAACCCAGCATCTTGATTACCTGAGCTAATAGAATCTCTTGCTCCTGACAAACCATTAAATTTTGAACCTATTTGCGGAACCCAATTGCTACGAGCAAACCCTGTATCTACTGGTGTTGATTGCTTTAAATTTGCTGTCGAATTGACAACGATTTTTTTAACCGCTTTTTCCGCAAATGCTTCAAGATCAACTATTACTTCATCGACAGAACTCATGATAACTATTCGCTTTTATCAACAACCTTTTCCACAGGTTTATCGACAGGCGTTTCTGCATTAGTAGCTGCCACATCATTATCCTCTTCTGTTACTGGCTTAGGTTTTCTGCCTCGCTTAGCTTTTGGCTTTTCCGTTGGTTCATCCTTGGATGGTTTGTCTCGACTAATTAACTCATTAGCCCATGATGAATCTAAAACACCGATAATTCCACGCCTAAAAAGTGAACGCATATGAAAAACCCTAAACTGGCCAGGCTTAATAACCTGATTAACTTTTAGCTCTTCACTAGCGCTGACCTTAAACGGCTTAACAACAACATGAGTGTTAGATGCTATAAAATTTCCTTGAAATGCCATAATAAACCCTTAAATTATGCCACAGTATTACTGAAAAAATAACCTAAATCTGGGCCTGTCAATTTATAATCAAAAGACATTTCGCCCTCAATTCTATCCGCATTTTTCAAGTCAGCTCTAATTCGCTTCATTCTCATACCTGAAGGTGTTGCACCTAAATAACCTGTCCAACTAAATTGTATTCCAGCTGTTGGTTCATCAATACCGACACTATCTGGCGCATAATATAGCAATGCATCATCACTTCCTATGAACTGAACATCATCAGCACTTGGATCAGTTGCATCAGCTAGTTTCGCATTATAAACAGAATCCATAACATAAATGGCATCTAATTCAAAAAGCTGAGCTATTAATTCGCGCATAACTAATGCTGGTATAGCTGTAGTGGCACCACCAGTTATACGTGATAACAATGCATCATTATCCATTAATGCATCTAATGCTTGACGGCCTATCGCCATTTTATTTGGCCTATAACCTGTTAATCCTTGCACTGTTGTTTTTGCTAATCGAATATCCTGAACGGGGTCGCTACCTGACTCATCCCAAAACTGAAATTGTCCTGCTGCTGGCGTGCCAGTAACACCAGTCATATCTGTCGTCCATTTTCCAGTACCCATATAAGCATTTGCAAACACACGCTCTCGACGAATCAGTAATTTTTGAGTCACAAATTGCGCCGCAGATTGATCTAGCTGAATAACATTATCTTGATTCGCTCGCTGCCGATCAGTTACGTCTTTATGAAAAGCATATGTTCGGCAATAATACGGGTTTGTTGACAACCTAAAGCCGCTACCAGCAGACTCCGTACCATCGGCTCTCTCTTCCGCTTCATCACGCAAGAAATCACCGCTATTAAATTCAAAATATAAATCAGCCTCTTTCGCACTAGGCGCATTAGGTACTGCGTTCATGCCAACAAACATACTCGCATTAAGCAAAATCTTCTGGGCAAAAGTTGTCAATGGAACGTTAACATGAACATCCCCTTCGGTTGGGTTAGATACAATAGGCATCTTATTACTCCTGTTTTATTAAACGTTACGCTGACAAAGCCGCGCCTTTTGCGGCAATGATCGTTATTACTTCATTTACAGCACCACCAATAAGCGCTGTTCCCAATATTGCATCACCTGTTGCTGCGGTTACTGCTCGTCCTGTTGCATCAGAGGCAACCTTTGCATCTGATGCAACTGTAGCCCCAGCTTCAACTTCAACTTTGGCACCATCAAGAAGAGCAACTGAAATAGCCGCACTACCAGCCTCGGCACCGGCTGTTGTTGAGTCTGGTGATTCACTTAATGTTACACCAAGTGCATCATCGCCTGCCCCAGCTTCATCAACAAGACCTGATGCTAAAACAGCAAATCGATTAGCATTAATTACCTTAGCAACCGTCGGCTGTAAAGAAATAGACCGTGTACTTTCACTACTCATAATTTTATCCTCTTAATTTAAATAACTTGTTTATGAGTTATTGCTTTTTGCAATAATTCTGGCTCTTTCTTACCAACGGCATCATAAGCATCATAATATTCCATATCATGCTCTTTAGCATAAGATTTTGCTAACTCATCCATTTCAGCAACAGGATCACCACCTTCTTTCCCTTTTGAAATAACACTACTGCCAACGGTCTCAAATGCACCTGACATCGCCGCATTATGAGCTTTTAACACTTTTAATGACTCTTCACGTTCAGTATCATCCTTAATGCTATCAATCGCTTTCAATAAAGAAACATGCGTTTCAACTTTCCCAGGCAAATTACTTAATTCATCTTCTGCACGTTTAGTTAACTCTAGTTCTTTCTTTTCAAGCAAAGATTTTTGTAACGCCTTATGATCTTCATCAGCACGTTTAGCTAATTTTACTAAACGATCATCATCATTTGCTCTATACTCAGTGCCATCCAGTGACTTATAAATCACCTTATTCGCTTTTGATAATTCAGTAAGCGCTTCTTGTCTTTCATCAAATGATTTTTCTAGAAATACATCGGCAACCTCACCTTCCAACGTGTCATAATGCGCTTTTTGCACATCATTCATGGTTGCTAATGACTCAGTTTTTGCAATTGTGGCTTTTGCTTCATCAAGTGATTTATTGGTTTCTTCAAGCAGATTATTAGCTGCCTCAAGATCATCCTGGGCTTTCTTAAGCCCTTCTACATCCATTACATTTGTTTCATCACCCGCACTAGATTCAGCGGCTTTCTTGGTTTGAGACATATTATTCTCCGATTTCAAACCGCCATCTACAGCGGTGTTTTTTTGAATAGCTAACTTAAATAATTCCGTATCAGGCAATTTTTTTGTTAACCCCAGCGCATCTGCTCTTGATGCAATATGTTGAGCAACATTGATTTCGTCCTTTTTTACCACTTTAATTGCAGAACTTAAATCTAATTCATTTTTAATAACATAAGAACCATCTGGTAATGATTCTTTCTTGTTTATCGCGTTTTCTCGTTCTTCCGTAGAGTATTGTTTTAAAGCAACCATTGCCTCACCATCAATATCCCTGGCAAGTATTTTTGATGATGCAAGCGTAGTTAATATATTAATAATATCAGGACTACTTACTTTATGTGTATGGCCTAATTGCTCACCAATAGTGATAGTTCCATCTGTATTAACCATAAACGGATGATCATGCCCCATATCTTCGCCTTCTCCGCGAGCATAAGACGTTTCACCCGCTCTGCCTTCTATAAACAATAAATGGGAATGACCTGTATCATCAGGGTCAGTTATTACTGCATTTTCATACATTTTTTCAATGTCTTGACGCTTCATAATAACTTTAACTGCCGGTTGTTGTGCCGGTCTATCAACAGAGCTTATTTCATCAATTTTAAACTCACGTAATATCCTCTTTGCCATTAAACAACCTCCTCTGTTATACGGCTACCGCCAATCGAAAAACCTGTATATTCACCGCTACGAAATTTTTCTAATATTCCATCATTGCCAGGTTTCATAGCAATCATAAGCCCTGTTTTATTTGATTCGATATCAAATGCTTTTGCAATTTCAGTTGTTAATGGGAATGAAAAAACAACAGCACCTTCTAACGGTTCGCCTCTATGCATATCTTTAATAGCTCGACTACTTAACATAAAGTCCGTAGCTGCTTTTAACATTGACTCTTCTGGAATATGATCTTCTTGAAGATCAAAATAATCTTGACCATCTTGTTTACAGATAATAGCCCAACCCATGACAAGGCCCAAGTTAGTATCAACTTTAGCTATTTCTGTATCAATTTTAAAGTTTTTTTTCATCAACCTTTTAAATAGATAAAACCTAAATTCACATTTAAATTAATATCTAACAGCCCACAATAGGAGCATTAAAATACAAACCCCAAATGAGGTTATTCTTTTTTTGCCTGATGAAAGTGATTTCCGCTAAGAACTAGCGTTTATTCACTTATTAATCAAAAGTTAACACACTTATTTAATAATTGCAAACTTTTATGAAAATCGTCTAATTTTTGTGCAGCGGCAATGAATGGTTTCCGCTCCTGGCGCATTTCTATCCCCTGGATAACGTAACAAATTCCCTGCATCACTTATAAACGGCTCACCTTCTTTACGCTGCTGACCATTCATTCCATTATGGCTCTCTCTAACCCTTGAATCCCGTGCAGTTAACCATTCATTAATCAATTCATCGGAATTTAAAATACCCTCATCAAATGATTGCTGAAACGCTTCATCATTCGCTTCATTAATTGCTGATAATGACTCTGTTCTGGCTATTACTTCTGACCGATGCTTAATAAACCGCTCTTGATAGCGCCCAACCATTTTATTAATTTGAGTTTTTGTTAATGGCGTATCAGTATCAATTGATCTTCGTACCGTTGTATCAAATCGCCTGTCTCTTAATCGCCTTTGTAATGAATCTGAGGAATTATTTTCTAACAATTTCCTATAATTATGAACATAACCCATTTGCCGTTCAGTTAATCCGATTGATCCACGAAAAGCCCTCGCTTGATCTCTTGGATTTAAACCGCGTTGCAATCCATCAATTAATGCGGCTCTAGTGGCATTTCTCTGTCCATCTGTAAATTCACGAATCAATCTGAATCGATTATTCCGCATTAGATTAACAGCCCGATCATTTGTTTGATCAAATCTGATTTCTAATTTTGTTACCTTTGCTATTTGCTTTGCTGTGTTTTGTCCTGCGGTTACAACCGTATCATTTATAGCGCTTGCTAAAACAACAGGAATACTACCCGCCAATGCAATCGCTTCTTCAAATCGTCCCTGGTTTATTAATATTGAAAGACGCTCTATCTGTATATCGTCTTTTACATGCTGGACAGCATCAACAAATTCACGCTTAAGCTTACGTTCTTCTTTTTCTAAAAGCTGTTCAAGGCGCTCTCTTGGATCAAGTACAACCTTTTCTATAGTCTGCATTGGCATTCATACGTTGCCGCTGCCGGATCACGTTTTATTGGGTTAACAATTCGATGCGTTAACCCCTCAATAGTAATTTTATCAGTTGGTTCAGGTATCGCTTCAAATGTACTTCCAATTAACGTTATTTTTCTATCACCTATTTTTATCAAAGTACCATCAATCTGTGAGTCACTATAACTATCTATAAAACCACGACCATCAAATGATTGTTCTGTTGGATTTATACCTGATGTCAAGTCATTAACATCACGTACTCCAGGAGTAACTTTAATCAATGTCGCAGGTAAAACGCCAGGTCCTATTTCATCCCCAATAATACCAGCAATGTCTAATCCAAATAATTCAGGCATTAATAATAACCCACAGTACGGCCAAAAGGATTAGGATCACAAAAACCACTTTCTGCATCGGTTCCTGTTGCTATAACACCCGTTAAATTTGACCCATCGATACAACCAGCTTCTATCAATAACTTCATTACATTCGGTGGGAATCGCGTTGCACTTGAATTACCATCATTAGGACTAAAAAATTCAACCTCAGCGCTCCCTGCCTTTGCTCTTTTAACATTCTTTCCGACATTACCTGCGACAATAAGTTTGGCATCAGTTAAAAAGGCCAAAGCTAACTCTTGCGTGGCGGCAGCTAAATTAGCATTTGTTAAAGGTGGTGTGAAAGGTAATTTACAGTCCTCTTTTACATAAAGACTTATTTGCCTTGAAGCTGTAACCAGCGATTTACTTTTCTCTGCTGGGTCAGTTAACAGCCACACATCAACATTAAGTGAATCAGAAAAATAAATATCCGCATCAGCAACAATGACATAAGAATTAACGCCTAATTGTAAAGCCATTATGTTTTATCCACGTCTTGACTGACAATATAAGTCCCGTCTGAAAAAGTAAAGGTTTCACTATTACCATCAATCCCTTGTGCATCATAATAATAATCACCTACTGGCACTGTTTTCGATGGGGTAAAATACACCTTACCATCAGTGCCATCACTTACAAACGCCCCTGAAATAACATCAACATTTGCTGTATTATCAATAGGATGTTGATTTGGGTCCACTGTTAAGCTAAAAGCTGTCCAATCATTAATTGGAACGATTATTCCTCGCTTGTCTTTTATAGTAAAAACATGCCGACGATTATCACCACGTTTACGCGTAATGTTATTTAAAGTCGCCATTAACAGACACCACCCGTATAATCACAACAAAACTCCGCAACATAATCCTCTTCTAATTCAGCAACCATATTATCAAATAATTGTACAGGCCGTTGATTACATAAATTATTCATATGATCCTGAAATGTATTGCCTGTTGGCAATTGACTTGCATTTAAAACTAAGCTTTCAAATGTTGGCATTAGAAAATTTCTACTTTTAGTGCTTGAACCGACTTATTAGCAATATCATCTTTATCTACTGTTGATATTGGCCCATCCTTATAATCTGACTTGTTAGTATAACTATCCAACGCTAAATGTAAATTTGCCTCTGAAAGACCTTCAACCGCCGAAATATCTTTATCAAGATGATCCAGTAATAATGCTCTTGCTGCCGTTAAACCTTGATTAGTTAATGCGGTTTGTATTTCAGAAATTGCCAAATCATTTAAGCTGGCTATTGCCGTTAATACAGGCGTTAAATCAGCCACGCTGTCAGTTATAGGAATTAAATCTATTTTCCCACCTGCGCGCTCTAAATCAACCCGAATTGCGGCTACTAACGCAACCTCATCAACATTTTGATTGCCAATCGCACCAACAATTGCATTTAAAACCGCTTGTCCATCTGCATCATTAATAATAGCTTGTTCTACCGCGGCTGCAATAGCCGTTCTTTCTCCTGCCGTTAAGCCATAGCCTGTCTTGTCAGAAACAACCTGCGCGACAGCATTAACATTAGCACCAGTAAATACAAATTGATCTGTTTTAGCTTTTATGCTATTAATTAAACCAGTAATTGCGGTATCATCATAATTATTTAATGTATTCGCTTTCGTAAGTATAGATTGATTTGTCGCTTCTAATCCTAACAATGATACATCAGCCTTATAGCCATCTTTACCTGTATATGAAGTAAGTCCAGCATGTAATCCGGCCTCATCAACACCAGATACCGATGAAACAGCAACATCTATACGCGCCAGCTCAACCGCAAGATTAGTTCTAACAGCATCGGCAATCGCTATTAACTCCAAAGCTGGCAAATCTAAGTTTGTATTTATTAACGTCACAATGGCATCAATTAACTGTTGCCCATCACCTTCATTAATTAAAGCCGCCTCTATTTCTGCTGTTGTTGGAACTGCTGCGGTTACATCTCCTGGCGATAAATTATTAAGCCCATTTATTAAATTTATAACCGGCGTAAGATCGGTTTTATATTGGCCTGTATCATCTAAATCAGCTTGTACCGTTACAAACCTTGCGTCATATTCACCTGCCACGCCTCGCGAAGAAACAACAACATCCATATTATCAAGATTTGATGCACGGCCAACCGTATAGCCTTGATTTGTTAATGCTGTCTGAACATCCGCAATACCAATATCATTTAATCCTGTTATATCCGCCTTATATTGATTCGGATTATCAAGATCAGCCTGCATTGCAAGCATTCGAGCATCATATTCACCCGTTATGGCACGTGAGGTTATAGCCGCATCTAAATTATTAAGCCTTGTGTCTGTCGTTAATAATGGGTTAATTGGTATTGCGGCTATTCCGGCATTATCTGGTGCTATATCATTCCCTCGCA